ACTCCCGAACAGGCCAAAGTAACTGGCCGGCTTGGTGGGCACACTCTGGTCATGGATGATGGAGACTTGGAAAACAACAATGCACTGGTGCGACTGAGAACCTCTAAAGGTCATCAGCTCATGATGAACGACAGTGAAAACTTTTTCTACATTATTCATGCCAATGGCCAGACCTGGATAGAACTGGGACAAGAAGGTACTGTGGACGTGTATTCTACCAACTCAGTGAACGTGCGAACACAAGGCACCATAAATCTGCATGCCGACAAAGATATCAATATGTTTGCTGGGCGCAACATCAACATGAAATCCAATGCTGCTACCAACATTGGTGCCACAACCACATTAAACATGGCCAGTGATAGCGCCATGACTTTGTACAGCAAAACAACCGTGGGTGTACGCAGTGATGGAACCCTGGCACTGCAAAGTGTGGGCGGTGGTTCGTGGAACGGCGGCGGAAGCCTGAGACTCAGAGCAGGTCGTATTGATCTCAATGGTGGTGGTGCTGCATCTGTTCAACGACCCAGGCTATATCCCAAAACCACACTGGACAACACCACATTTGACAATTCAACTGGATGGCAAGTAATCCCCAATGGATTAGAAAGCATCGTGACTCGTGCTCCCACTCATGAACCTTATCCTTATCACAATAAAGGTGTGGCATCAAGAGCCAGTCTTTCTACCGGCACCCCGGGGCCACCACCGGGTGCAATCCCTGTGCCCGAAGGTTTCAGCATAATTAAAACAGCATGAGCATTTTTAAATTCACCAACGCAGCAGGCGCAGCCTTTGAAGTTCAAGCTCCAGCAGGCGCTCGCTTTGAAGACGCTCAACGGGTATTTAACACACAAATTGAGACTGGTGGACTGACTGGAATTCCTGTGGGTGGTGTGGTCAACGCAGTCACGCAGGCAGCAGGCGGACTGAAATCGGCACTGGCACAGATTGGAGCCAGTGCAGTGGCACTTACAAAACAAATAGGCGGTGCGATCAATCTACCTATCAAGCCGGGTACTCCGGTACCCAATGCCATATCCATAAGTGATTTTGTGAATACCAAAATCAGTGCTCAAAACATCGGAACCATACCATCCGCTCAGATACAAGGACTGGTGGCCCAGGCCTCGGCATCAGTCAACCAAGCATTTGACAAGATAACCAATGCCAAGGGTGTTGGGCAATTTGGATTTGATGCCAATCAACTGCAACTTTCGGGACTGATCAAACCTGGTTTGGCCGATCAGATCAATGCTGATCCTACCAAGTTCACAGAAATTCTAAGTAGCCCCACCAGTTGGACCGGTAATTCGGGAGTGACTGATGTTAATTCATTATTGAGCGACAGCAGTCTACAGACCGCGGTACAGCAGGATCTCATGAATGCAAATTTTGGCCAGCTCAAACAGCTTGGTACTATCACAGGAACAGAAATTGCTGATCAACTGGGCCCATTGTTGAACAATGCTACTAAATTTGGATCGGACACTGCCACTGCTTGGCTGGACGGCGCCAGCAGTGAAATAACAAATCAGCTGAATAATTTTGCCACGTCTGCTCTGTTTGGTCAAAAATTTGCCAGTGTTAATTCTTCCATATCCGGCGGTGCCAGTCCATTACAAGCAGGTGTGTTAGTGGCCAAGGGAGTCAATAACACAACAGATCGAACCACTCTAGATCAGGCCACGAGAGCTATAATTGGTGATCGTAAAATCACTGTTCCGGATTTTACACCGCGAACAACCAGGGTCATCAGGGCATAAATATCGTATGTCTACATTCATTGGATTCAACACTCAAGATCAATACAAAAAATTCACCTTGGTGGATACTGAGTTGATCAAACGTGATCTTCTCAACGCTTTTAATATCATACAAGGGCAGTTGCCCGGCCGGCCGGGATATGGCACAATACTATGGAGTTTCTTGTTTGAAAGCCAAGATCAAACCACCATGAGTCGCATGATCAAGGAAGTACAGCGTGTGGCCGGAGGTGATCCCAGAGTCAATCTCATTGATGTACAGATATATCCTCAGGAAAACGGTGTGTTGATAGAACTAGAAGTACAATTTGCTCCCAACACCAATGCCGAACTACTGAGTGTGTTTTTCAACCAACAACAACGCCTAGCAACCTTTGCTTTAACTTAGCCGTTTATTTTGTTGGTAAATAACAGAACAATAAAACATTATGGCACGCACCACTAGACAAACAGTTGTATTCGGAGTTGAAGACTGGAAACGCATCTATCAGACTTTTAGAGAAGCCGACTTCCAGAGCTATGACTTTGAAGCTTTACGAAAAAGTTTCATAGACTATCTACGTCAATATTATCCTGAAGCATTCAATGACTACATTGAATCATCAGAATTTATTGCCATGTTGGATGTGATAGCATTCATGGGTCAGGCCATGAGTTTTCGTAACGATCTCAACACTCGCGAAAACTACATTGACACAGCAGAACGTAGAGACAGTGTGGTACGACTGGCCAATCTGGTCAGCTACACTCCCAAGCGCAACACAGAAGCACAGGGATATCTCAAGGTATTTTCGGTGCAGACCACAGAAAACGTGGTTGACTTCAACGGCATTGATCTTGGCGGCGTCACAGTGAACTGGAATGATCCCACAAACTTCAACTGGGCTGAACAGTTTGCCACCATCATCAATTCTGCCCTGGTGAACACTCAGCGTGTGGGTCGTCCAGGAAATCGCACTACTATTCTGGGCGTGGACACATCAGAATACAGCATCAACTTGGTGCCAGGATTCTTGCCAGTGTTTCCGTACAATGCCACAGTGGATGGGGTGAGCATGCCTTTTGAGGCAGTGAATTCCACATCAGTGGGCACACCGGCTACCGCACCATTTGTGTACGAACCCTCCCCGCTGCCCAATGGCATATTTAATCTGTTGTTCCGCAATGATGCCCTGGGATTTGCCAGCGCCAACACAGGATATTTCTTCTACTTCAAACAGGGTGTGCTTCAGAATCAAGATTTCAATCTTGCCGAACGTATCCCCAATCGCACAGTGGACATCAACATCGAAGGTGTGAACAATGAAGATCGTTGGTTGTTTCAACTAGACAACGTGGGCAATGTGTCAGCCGAATGGAAATATGTGGAATCGGTCTATGCCGCGGCCCAAGAACAATTGGCCCCGGATCAACGCAAACTATTTTCTGTCACCAGCAGAGCCAATGATCAGATCACACTGACCTTTGGCGACGGTGTTTTCTCCAGTGTGCCAGTGGGATTGTTCCGCTGCTATGTTCGTGCCAGCAATGGTCTCACATACATCATCAATCCTGACGAGATGCAGAGCGTAGTCATACCCATCAGCTATGTCAGTAGATCAGGACAGTTACAGACCATAACATTCACTTGTGGTATCACTACTCCGGTCAGCAATGCACAGGCCCGAGAAACTCTGGACCAGATCAAACAACGTGCTCCGGCCAGATACTACACACAGAATCGCATGGTGAATGGCGAAGACTACACCAATTTTCCATTCACTGCTTACAACAGCATCATCAAGAGTTATGCACTAAACCGTGCCAGTATCGGCACCAGTCGATATCTGGATCTGGTGGACAACACCGGCAAATACAGTTCTACCAACATATTTGCATCGGACGGTGCTATCTGGCAAGAAAATCAACTGCCTACATTTTTGTTCACCTGGATCACGAGAAATGAAGTGGCCAGTGTGATCACCAATCAGATACAACCGTTGTTGGTGACCAATGCATTCACACAATTCTACTATGCCAATTTTGTCAGACCCAATCTGTTGGTAAACAATCTATTCTGGAATCAAAGCACCACACTAGCCAACGAAACTTCAGGATACTTTGTGAATGCATCGGGAAATCCTGAAGAGATCGGCAGCTACACCAGCAACAACACCCAATACATACAGGTCAGTAGCCTGGTGAAATTTGCCGCACCTGCTGGTTACTACTTTGATTCCAACAATCGACTACGACTGGGAGTTCCCACACTAGCAGCTGAACGTGTTGAATTGTGGGCCAGCCCGGTAAGCATATACCTTGATGGTACCAATCAAGGACAAGGCAATTTCACTTCAGGGCGATTGAAGGGTCAAGGACCAGTGGTATTGAACAATTTCATACCCACCGGTGCCATTCCGGTGCAGGTGATTCCGCTGTTGATAACAGATATTCCCACAAGCCTTGAAAACAGCATGGCTGAACAGATCTTGTTGTACAGGAATTTTGGCCTGGGATATGACAACCTCACACAGACCTGGTACTTGATCACATCAAACAATCTTGCGGTGGATGCAGATTTCAGTCTGGCCAATGCACAAAGCACCACAGGTACCAATCAAGATGCTTCGTGGATGATACAGGCCGTGACTGACGGTGTAAAATACACCGTGACCAGTCGTGCATTGGTATACAATTTTGGATCAGTGCTTCAAACTAGATTTTTCTTTGAAACAGGAAATCGCATCTATGATCCAAGAACTGGCAACACCATCAGTGATTATGTAAATGTGTTACGAACCAACAGCCTTCCTGATTCAAATAGCCCATTGCCCAGTGATATCTATCTCAGCATCATTGGTCAACCTGTGCAGTCGGATGGCTTTGTGGACGACTATCAGGTCATAGTCAGTTATCGAGACAGCGACAGTGATGGTGTGGCCGATGACCCAGATTTCTTTGATGAGATCGTGGCTCCCGATGTGAATCCAACCACCAAGTATGTGTTCTTTGAAAGAACCGTGGACTTTGATAATTTACAACGCTATCTCTTGGTGGAACCAGCGCGAGTGAATAGTGACTATGCCACACAGGATGATATTGAATTGGTCAAGACTGAATACATCATTGGACAGATATTCTATGCATATGGTCAGGAAATATACACAGGATCACTTGCAGGTCAGATCGGTGCATTCTACGAACTAGTGATCAGTGGTACTAATGTACGTACTCTAGTTGATGTGACTGTTGACTGGTTGGCCCGAGTGGGTCGTCCAAGTTTGTATTTTCAATATCGTCACAATGCTCCGCTCACAGATCGGATAGATCCAGGTACCACCAACATCATTGATCTATATATAGTAACACAGAGTTATTACACTGCCTACACCAACTGGATCAGAGACAGCACCGGCACCGTGCCTGAACCCGAGGTGCCTACAATCAATGAACTCAGCACTGCCTACCAAGGGCTCAACAACTACAAAATGATCTCGGACAATGTGGTGATAAATTCAGTCACATTCAAGCCTTTGTTTGGTCCCAAAGCAGCAGAAAATCTTCGAGCTACCATCAAGGTGATCCGTGCTGCAAACTCAACTGCCAGTGAAAGTGAAATCAAAACTCTAGTGGTAGCCAACCTTGATCAATACTTCAGCATCGATGCATGGAATTTTGGAGATATCTTTTATTTCTCTGAACTTGCAGCATACATACACCGCAACATGGGTGGTATTGTGAGTTCTGTGGTACTAGTGCCACTGGACCCACTGAAATCTTTTGGTGATCTCTACGAAATACGTTCGGCTCCCAATGAGATTTTTGTGAATGCCGCTGGGGTGAGTTCAGTGGAAGTTATCACTGCATTGACATCCACCAACATAAGAACTGCACCGGGCAGTGGAGTGATATAATGGCCACCACTAGAACTGTAGATTTTCTACCACCAATATTTCAGACCAGTACCAACAAGCAGTTTTTAGCTGCTACTCTGGATCAACTGGTGCAAGAACCCCAGTTCAAGAAAACACAGGGATTTATAGGACGTAGTGTGGGCCCGGGTGTGAACCCCAACGATTACTATGTGATCGAACCCACGGCCACTCGAGCAAACTATCAGCTTGAACCCGGTGTGATCAG